GAGATGAACTCAAGTATTAATACTCTCACTTATTTGCAATTTGATGCTGAGGCTAAGAGGGAGAAAAAACTCAGATGAGCACGGTCGAACGGATCCAGGAATTGCTGAATTGTGTTTCCAGAATCCCGGAGAAGGATGCGGCCGGGATCATCACTGCTGCCGGCATCGACTCGACGGTCAGGGTCAAGGCCATCACCGACTGTTTAAAGATAGCCAAGGACGAGGAGAGCAAGCGTGAATTTGAATGATGCTCTGAACTTCGTCGTGCTTCCCGGGCTCAAGCTGCTGCCTGACTCAATGGACACGCCGGCAGCCAGGGCGATGCTGCTGGCTATAGGATTGCAGGAGTCCAGGTTCGAGCATCGGCGCCAGGAAGGCGGGCCGGCCCGAGGGTTCTTCCAGTTTGAACTGGGTGGCGGGGTTGCCGGAGTGCTGCAGCACCACAGTTCTAAGGGTATCGCAATGGATGCGCTGAAACGGCTGCAGTACGGCCTGAACGCCAGGGAGGCATACGAGGCGATCGAGCACAACGACCTGCTGGCCGCAGCCTTTGCTCGGCTGCTGTTGTGGACACTGCCGGTACGTCTTCCTGGGCCGAATGATTATGATCATTCCTGGGGGCAGTATCTCGCAGCGTGGCGCCCAGGGCGTCCGCACCGTGAGACCTGGAACACATTTTACTGGCAGGCTTGGAGCGAAGCGATGGCATCCATGTACGGAGGTTTCTGAGATGTATATGCTCATCATCGACCCGAGGCTCTGCGTGGACTGCGGAAATTGTGAACGCCGGTTGCCGGGGCTGCACACAAGGGTAACCGACCACCAGTTGCTGATCAACGAGGTCAACCCTGATGTCGACTTCATCGCAGTGTTCCGTGCCATCGGCGACTGCCTTACCGAGGCGCTGAGTTTGAGGAGGATCAATGGCTGATCAACTCGACCGCGCTTGGGAGTTGTCGGAGATGCACCTGCGGGAAGCACTGGCGCATTGCCGGCCGCTGCAGGGAGAGTCCAGAACGCATTGCTTGGAGTGCGACGCGCCTATCCCTGAAGGGCGGAGAAAGGCGGCGCCAGGGTGTCAGTATTGCGTGCAATGCGCTGCGGAGCTGGGTGGATGATACGACAGGGGGGAGTATACCAGATCGTCAATACCGAGAATGGTAAACGGTATATTGGGAGTGCTAAGTGTTTCCATGTTCGGAAGGGGAAACACTTGAGCGCACTTGGAATAGGAAACCATCACGCGAAGCACTTACAAGCAGCATTTCGTAAGTATGGATCTGATGTGTTTTCTTTCAATATTCTGTTGGTTTGCTCGCCTGAAGATCTTTTGTTTTACGAGCAGCGAGCCATTGATAGGTTGCAACCAGAGTACAATTCCAGTCCTACAGCGGGCAATACTTTGGGAGTGCGATGTGACCCAGAGCGGCGGCGAAAAATAAGTGTTGCCCATACAGGGAAGGTTCTCACAGAGGAGCACCGCCGAAGTATATCACTTGGGAACATGGGGCGTACTCCGTCCGAGGAAACCAGGATAAAACTGGTCGCAGCGGCGCAAGGAAGGGCTAAGGACCCAGAGTGGCGCAGAAAGGTAAGTGAAGGCAAGCTTGGCAAACCACTGTCAGAAGAACATAAGGCGGCGTTAAGCAACGCTAAAAAAGGAGTTCCTGCGAATCTTTCGGAAGAAGCCAGGTTATCGAAGAACAAGAAGATTGGCGAGGCCAACAGAGTACGAACTATATCTGACGCCTGCAGGCGCAATATGGGGGCCGCACAGCGAACCTGTGCCCGTGTTGAGAGGTTCGAGTTTGAAGGTGAGATGTTCACCGTACTGGACCTTGCCGAGAAGTTCGGAGTTGACCGGCACGTACTCCGGAAGCGCCTAAACGCTGGTTGGGATATTGCCCGAGCAGTTACTCAACCAACAAAGGTACTCAGACGCCATGGCAACGATTGATTTTCAATATACTGCTCCTAAAATTGTTGGGCAATTCATGCGCTCAGACGCAGAATTTAAAGCAATTCTCGGACCTTATGGAAGCGGCAAGAGCGTTGGTTGCTGTGTGGAGATTCTTCGCCGGTGCATCCAGCAGGTGAAGTCTCAGGACGGGTTCAGGTACAGTCGGTGGGTGGTTGTAAGGAACGTTAGGCAACAATTAAAAGACACGACTCTAAAGACCTGGTTTCAATGGATTAAACCCGGCGTACTGGGATTCTGGAAAGAGACAGACAGTACGTTCTACTTGCACTTTAATGACGTTAAAGCGGAGATCCTATTTCGTGCCCTCGATACGCCAGAAGATGTGCAGAAGGTTCTTTCACTCGAAATAACAGGCTGCTGGTTGAATGAGTGCCAATTCATCCCTCGGGAGATCATCGAAGGACTGCAGGGCCGGTTGAAACGCTACCCATCAAAGGAGATGGGGGGGTCCAATTACTGGATGATGATGGCCGATACCAACCCACCGGCAATGGACTCTTATTGGTACAAAATATTCGAGCATGTACCTATTGACGAAGCCGATCCGAACTCTGTGGTCGACTGTGATACGTTCAAGCAACCATCTGGGCTATCCCCGGAGGCTGATAATCTTGAGAACCTTGCTGAAGGGTATTACGAGAAACTCGCCCTTGGCAAGTCCAAGGTGTTTGTCGATGCCTCTGTCCACGCACTGTATCCTCCCTCGCAATCCGGTAAGCCAGTTTACCATGCGACCTTCAGGCGAGAGCGGCACGTATCAAAGGTGTCGCTCCCGATTAACCCGCACCTACCTGTAATTGTTGGACAAGATTTTGGCCTCACCCCAGCAGGGCTGTGGATGCAGATGCAGGAGGATGGCAGGATATTCGTCTTGCGAGAGACTCCGGCGTTCGACATGGGAACAAAGAGGTATATCAGAAGCCGCTTCCGGCCGATGCAGATGACGATCTTCCCCACCAACCCGATCGTTGTGATCGGCGACCCGTCCGGAGTCAGGCGGGCGGATTCTGATGAGGGGACCAGTTTCAAGGAGTTCAAGGACGCAGGATATATTGCCAAGCCGGCGGCGACCAACGATCCAGAAGTCAGGATAAAAGCCCTGGATGAGCTATTCTCGATGTATCCGGATGGTGAGCCTGCCATCCTCATCGATCCAGCCTGCAAGTCATTTATTGGAGCAATGGCGTCCAGTTACCGGTACGCCCGCAAGCGACAGGCATTCGGGGAAGAGTACAGTGAAAAGCCTGACAAGTCTCACCCCTGCTCGCATCTCGTGGAGGGTGGACAATATGGTGCGATGTTCCTTACCGGCAGGAAATATGACCCCGCTGATTACACAGTTTACGATGACCAGTTTAATCCACTGGCTACCCACAACCCATACCGTCCGGCTCAAAAAGAGGGATACTAAATGGCAAAATACAACTTTGAGGAACTGTCCAAGCTCGGCACCCACCTGAAGGGCACCCTCGCCCAGTTCATCAACGACCGGGCTCTCTGTGAGGCACAGTGGCTGAAGAACCTGCGGCAGTACCTCGGCAAGTACGACCCGGATATCCTCCAGTATATCCAGGACGAGCGCAGCCACGTCTACCCGCGTGACACCAAGGTCAAGATCAAGGGCGGAGTGGCCAAGATGATGGAGATGATGTTCCCCTCTCAGGACCGCAACTGGACCCTGTCGGTGTCGCCGTCCCCCTCCATTCCGAAAGACGCCCTCGAGAATATCCTTGCCAACCTGCAGCAGGCAGGGGAGCCGATCAACAGTGAGATGATTGAGCGAGCGGTCAGGGAGTTCGCCGAGGACCGCAAGGGCAGGATGGAGACCGAGATCGCTGACCAGCTCTCCGACGCCAACGTCGACCATCCCCAGCTCTGCAAGCGGGTCACTCGCAGCGGCTACATCTACGGCTTCGGCGTCGCCCGTTGCCCGATGGTCAGGACGCAGCGAGAGCGTTACTGGGAGATGGACCCGGCCACCGGCGCCTACGTTGCCAAGGAGAAGACCATCCGCCGGCCGTACCCGGAGTATGTGCGGATCTGGGACTTCTACCCGGACCTCTCGGCCAAGTGCTGGGAGGACCAGGAGATGATGTTCGAGCGGGCCGTCCTCAGCCGCCATGACTTCCGGGAGTTGTCCAAGCGCGACGACTTCATCGGCAAGAGCATCCGCGAGTACATCAAGGACCATGCCACCGGCAACTACCTGGCCAAGTCCTATGAGGCCGAGTTGCACACCCTGGCCAAGACCTCGAACCTCGCCGACCGCACCGCCCGCAGGTATGAGATCTACCGGGGCCTCGGCTTCATCTCCGG